AGGAAAACGAGTACACCATGGAATTAATGTATAACATGTTTGAATCAGAAGAAAGGGAAAAACTTTCAAACATGGAGGGTTATACTATCGAGTTTATACACTTTGCGATAGTCGAGGACGAAAATGCAAAAGGTGAAATTGTGAAAACTCTTTCACTCGATAGCACAGACGGGACTGTATACGTGACAACTTCAAAATCATTCATTCTATCATTTGAGCGTATTGCAGATATGGCGAAAAAATGCAATGAGGAATTTACAAGCGTGTCTGTAAAATATAAAAAATCACAGCGCGGTAGAAACTTTCTTGTCGCAGGATTTGTGAAATGAAAAAACCCGAACTGTACGACAGTAATGGTTATGTAAATATAAAGGGCATCTTGGAAACAGGATGTCCATTCATATTTATATGGGGTGGTAGAGGAACGGGGAAAACGTATGGTATTTTGAAACACGCTGTAGAAAATAAAAAAAAATTCATCTACTTGCGAACCCGTCAAACCCAAATAGATATGATACGCACGCCACAATTTAATCCATTTAAACAATACAATACAGATTGTGACAGACGCATTACGCCATCACCAATTAATAAAATGTATTCTGGTTTCTATGACACAAGTTTCGATGAAAAAACGAAAAAATACACAAACACAGGAGAACCGCTAGGCTATTCGGCGGCACTTGGCACCATATCTAATCTACGAGGTTTCGGGGCGGCAGACGTTGAATTGATGTTTTATGATGAATTTATTCCAGAAAAGACAGAGCCACAGTTGAAAAACGCCACGATAGCACTCTTAAATGGTTATGAAACCATAAACCGAAACCGGGAGCTTACAGGAGATAAGCCTTTACAGCTTGTATGCGCATCCAACAGCGAAAATGCAAACTGTGATATTTTTGCAAAGCTAGGTTTAATCCGCAAAGTCACTGATATGCATAAAACAGGGCAGGAATTTAGTTATCTGCCCGATAGAGGTATTATACTCATCAATTTAGCCAATTCTCCAATCTCACGGGCAAAATCTGAAACAGCGGTATACCGAATGGTTGGGAAAGATAGCGATTTTTATAAGATGTCGATAGAGAATGATTTTTACGCTGAGGACTATTCGGATATCAAATCCGAACCCATAAATGAATATGTCCCCATTGTGACAGTTGGAGAAATAACCATATACACACACAAAAGCAAGGAAAAACTGTATATTACACAGCACCTACAAGGTTCACCTCAGATTACATATTCTACATCAACAAGAGACCTGACAGCTTTCCGACATAAGTTTATATGGGTCTGGGGGATGTACTTAGATGGACTAGTCAGTTTTTCTGATATAGAATCAAAATATCTACTTGACAACTATTTCAAGATGTGATATGGTGTAATTGTAGGGGAAGTGGTACGAAACCAACGGACGGAATCCGTGTACACGAGCTTGGTTGGCTCTCAGCACTTTCCCTCAATTCAAAAAGAGGGATGATAATATGGAATGGATTCAGGCAGTAAGTCAGTTATTCAGTTCACTGGGAGTCCCGGTAGCGTGCCTCGCAGTAACCTTTTATTTATGGTACAAGGAAACTGAAAACCATAAAGAAGAAATACACAACCTTACAGAAGTTTTAAACAATAATACAATGGCAATTCAGAAACTCTCAGACAAACTGGACGCAAAGGAGTGATACGATGCCGTTAGGTGCAAAAATTTTACTAGACCCCAATATTGAAGAACAGTACGGAATGATTGACATTATTCCAGATTGTGACGTGTATGGCGAATATAAAATAAATACAAAGAGTTCCCCTCTGTTGTTGCGCGATAAGCCAGATACAAACGCAAATATAATCGTGGAAATGCCAAAAGGACGCACTATTTTCTGTTACGGGTTTACAGATATCACCATGGAATGGTATCTTTGCGAATACTCAGACAGCGGAAAGATTTACGCAGGTTTCTGTAATAAAAAATATTTAACAAAAAAGGAGTGATAATACATGAAAATCGAGGATATCATAGCTTTGGCAGGGGCAGGCTTCAGCAAACAGGACATTATTAAAATTGCAGGTACGGTATCAGCACCGGCTCCGGTTCCGGCTCCGATTCAGACACCAACACCGGCATCAGCACCGGCATCAGTATCGGCACCGGTTCCGGCACAGGATGTTTTTAATCGGCGTATGGGTGTTCTGGACAACCGATTAGATGAGATTACCAAATTGATTCAGGTTGGAAACCTGAGTAACTCTCAGATTCCGGAACCGCCGACAACAGAAGATATGTTAGCTTCAATTATTAATCCACCAGTAAAGGAGTGATTTTATGGGGACAGCTATTAAATTAACACCGGGCGCACCTAACGTAGCGAACTTTAATTCAGCTACTATTTTGAATGAAATTGTAAATCAGGCAACAGGAAAAAACACAGTTAGTGCGATTGCAACAAGTGATTTTACATCAGTTGCCACTACAGCACTAGGGATAGGAATAGACCCGTTATTAAATGCAATTTCTCAGGTTCTCAGTAGAACTATTTTTTCTATCAGACCTTATTCAAGAAAGTTTAAGGGTTTATATCAGGATAACATGAGGTTTGGAAATCATGTAAGGAAACTCAATATTGCGGATTCTGACTGGGACAAAGATGGCCGTTACGACTTAACAGACGGAACAAGTGTGGATGACCAGGTAGTAGCAATTCCGAAAGTGCTTCAAACAAATTTTTATGGCCAGAATGTATATCAGAGGCAGATTACACTATTCAGAGACCAGTTAAACGTTGCTTTACAGGATGAACAGGAGTTTCAGAGATTTGTTACTATGATTACTACAAATGCATCTGATTTAATTGAACAGGCGCATGAAGCAACAGCGAGAATGACGCTTGCCAACTTTATTGGCGGTAAAGTGAAAGGCGACACTGCAAATGTTATTCATCTTGTGACAAAATATAACGATGTCGCAGGAACTACACTCACCGCTGACACGGTAAAACAGCCAGAAAACTTTGTTCCGTTCATGAAATGGACTACTGGGTACATTAAAACAGTGTCTGATTGGATGACTGAAAGAACACAGAAGTTCCATATTAATGTTACTGGAAAAGAAATTTCTAGGCATACACCGTACAACAAACAGAAGCTGTATTTGTATTCTGAAGAACTGAATAACATTGACGCTAGTGTTATGACATCCATCTTTAACGATAGTTACTTGAAAATGGCAGACCATGAGAAAGTAGGTTTCTGGCAGAATATTGACAGTCCAGACGGTATTAACGTGAAAGCATCATACATGAGCGCAACAGGAAACGTTGTTTCCGACACTGAAGGCACAGCTACTTCTAACATTTTCGGTGTGTTATTCGACGAGGAAGCAGTCGGCATCACAACTTACGGTGAATGGTCAGCACCGTCACCGTTTAATGCAAGAGGTGGATACAGTAACATTTTCTGGCATTTCAATGACAGATACTACAACGACTTCACAGAAAACGGAGTGGTTTTCTTACTCGATTAAAGGGGGAACATGCATGATAGTGACATGTTTTAATGTCGGTAAAGCGAAAAATTCTACATGGATTCCTACGAGTGGTGGACAAGATTATGAGGGGACTTTAAGAGTCCCTTCATCCATTTTAAAGCCCACAATCACATTTCAGTTCGCAAAAGATTGGAGTCCGAAAAGTATCAATTACTGTTATATTCCAGAATTTGGAAGATATTATTTTGTGGATGATTGGGAATACAGTACAGGGTTGTGGGTGTGCCATATGGAAGTTGATGTAATGGCGAGCTTTAAAGCTGAGATAGGCGAGAAAAGTTATTACATCATAAGAACTAGTACTGCTTTTGATGGTAGAATATCAGACGCTTTATATCCATCATTCAGTAACCCTACACGGAATGCGACTAACGCAAGCCAACCTCTTTTTCCACAGGCTAACAGTGTTAAATCAGGAACTTTTGTAGTAGGGATTATAGGTAAAAATGGAATGTGCGAATACTATAAATTTAATTATGCAGGATTTGTAAAATTTTCTGAAAGTGTATTTTCATCTATGACTTGGATGGGGACTGGTGATTTGGCTGATTTAGGTGAAGATATTGCAAAAATGGTTTTCAACCCTGCACAATATATAACATCGGTATTATGGTTCCCCTACGATATCGTAGAAGATGAAGTAGTTATTGAATCAAAGATTGGCTTAGGCTGGTGGGAAGTGAACGCCACAGCAGTTAGACTATCATCAAACGCTATTGACCGTGTATCAACAACTGTTAACGTTCCTAGTCATCCGCAAGCAGGAACGAGAGGTTCATACCTAAACAGTTATCCATATAGACGGGGACGGTTGTTCATACAAGGGTTTGGTAGCATTGAGCTGAATTATTCGAAAATTATTGAGAACACGCTAACAATACAATGCGATATAGATTGCCGAACAGGTGGTGCAGTTGCATATGTGTACATTGTAAAAGGTACTGAAAAATACATGCTAGCAAATGTTCCCGGAAAAGTTGGTTTTTCTATTTCCATTGGTGATATTAAAAATGACTTGCCGGGGGCTATCGGGTCAGCAGTCGGGTCAGTTGGCGGCATTGTTTCTGGTAACTGGATTGGTTCTGCTTCATCGCTGTTGAATTTAGGTTTACAACTCACTAATGCAGAAGCTACAGCACTTTCATCAGCAGACACAGTTGCATCTATGCTCGTAAATACTCAGCTTATAACTGATTGTTATGAGATTACTGAAGAGGATAACGCTGATAACGGCAGACCGTATATGAAAAATGGCGTGCCGTCATCAATGGGGAACGGCTTTTATATAGTTGAAAATGGAAATGTCAATATCGTGGGAGCCTATGCAGATGAAATAACCATGATTAAAAATTACTTGGAAGGAGGGTTTTATTACGCATGAGTTCATTAAGATATTCCTATAATAATTCAGCATTATTGATAGGATTTAAAAAAGGTGGTTCTGGTGGCGGTGGCAGTGAGATTCCCCTACCATCCGGAAAATGGAATGTGATAGTTACAGATCAGGAGAACGGTTATTTTACGCTAGAACAAATGAAGCAAAATGCTGCCAATATTAACAACTACTTTAAGGAAAGGGGATGGAGTCCAACAGCAAGAATGGCTCTTCTGGGAAATATGGAAAAAGAAAGTACCATGAATCCAGGATTGATTGAAGTAGGCGGTGGTACTACGTCAGCAGGCCCGGGAAGAGGACTTGTACAGTGGACTCCCGGTCAGAATCTTCTCACAGTTTTAGACGTGCTGTACGGGGGGCATGATGATTGGTATGATGGAGGAAAACAGTGTGCTGTTTTATTTGCTGAATATCAGGAAAGTACGGGGGATGCACATAGAGGTATTGAGCCACAGTGGTATCAGACATCTAGTTATCCAATAACATGGAGACAGTGGGCAACCGGAAACTATGATTTAAAATATCTAACAAATGCGTTCATGTACAATTATCTAAGACCTGGGGATTTGAACCAGCCTGATAGATATGTAAAAGCGCAATATTGGAGTTCAATATTTATAAGGGGATGATATAATGCCATACAGTTATGAAATGATAAACTTGTTTAATTCTTCCTACAGCCCATCAACTCTTCACACAAAAAACACCCAGATGTTCACATTTTTCAAAAAATATCTACTTGAAAAAGTTATGTCTGTATTTGAGTTTGAATTGCCTAAAACGTGGGATAAAAATTATTTTTTATATTCACTGTTTTTAAATGGTTATCTAGCAGTTGTAAATACAGATAGATTCGGTATTATATGTCAGCATTGCGGATTACGAGGATATAATATATATTATAATCCCACACACGCTGTAATTGTGAATCCTTTATTGACGGGAATTTTAGAACCTAAGATTGGTACTCAATGTTCCATTATCAGATTACAGCCAGATTACAGCGGTATTTCTGATATCGTAAATTACTATGCCGATAATATGGCTATGACTGCGGAAACGTGTGAAATGAACATTATGAACAGTAAACTTTCATTTCTCTTCGCAGTAAGAGGAAAAAGTCAAGCTGAATCAATGAAGAAAATTCTTGATAAGGTGATGAGAGGAGAGCTTGGCGTTTTCTATGATGAAAAACTGAAGATGGGGAACGAAAATATTCCGCTAGATTTTTTCAATAATGATTTGAAAAAAAATTTTATTGCCCCTGAATTACAGGATACGTTGAGACGTTGGGAAGAAATGTTTTGCAATGAAGTTGGCATACCAAACGTAAGGAGCGACAAGAAAGAGCGTATGATTGTGGATGAGGTGAACAGCAATAATATTGAGTGCTTCACAAAAGCTGAGTTGTGGATTGAAACATTAAAAGAGGGAATTAACCAAACAAATAAAATGTTTAATCTCAATCTTGACGTTAAATTACGTCACAATGAGGGAGGTGGAAATAGTGCCGGGAGAACTTTATTTACAGGGGCTACTAGCATGGAATGAAAATCTGCTGAAAGATAATTTCATAAATCATTTACCTGTTAATATGGTGAATGATATTGGAAAAGATGATATTCAGAATTATGTACTTTTAAAATGTGCTGAATTGGAAGTTTTAATACCTTCACCAACTGAAATGGCTTTAGCTCTAAACTCATGGTCTTCTATAAATGAACGGTTGTTCTCAATTATCTACAATATAGAACTTGCCATTTCTACAACAGAGGGCGCAAAAACAGAAACAATTACAAGAGACAGAAAAGGAAAATCTACAACGGAAGATAAAGAAGACTCAAAACAGAAAAGTAATAGTGGAACAAGCGGTTCTGATTCGACAGCTGAAAAAATTGCAGGATTCAACTCTACGTCACTTGTGGATAGGGGGAGCACAACCATTACTTATGGAGGAAAAGCAAACTATGATGAGACAAACAACAACGCAAAAAATTCTAAAAATGAAACGACAGAAACGGAAAAAGAAACAAAGTCTACAGGGATGTCAGAACTTGAGGTGTTGGATTTCAAACTTGAAAAATCTATGAGTGCGTTGAGTAAAATTACCGAAATGTTTAAAAATGAGTTTTTTCTAGTAGTATATTAGGAGGATGGGAAAATGTTTAAATTTCCGTATACAAACTTTCATGAAATGAACTTGACATGGATTGTTGAAACCGTGAAAAACCTAACAGAAGAATGGGTTGAAATGCAAGGAAAGTTTACCGGCTTACAGGGTGACTTTGAAGAATTAAAGAATTTTGTAACAGATTATTTTGCTAAACTTGAAATTGACAAAGAAGTACGAAAAATCTTGGATGAAATGAAAGCCAGTGGAGAACTTTCGGAAATCATTTCAGATGCATTATTACAAGGAGCGTTGGCAAGGGTTGATAAACCTACTGTTCTTATTTTGGGCGACAGCTACGGTGCAGGTGAGAATATCGCTAATAGAGAATATTCATGGGCGTATATGCTCAAAAGTGCTCTTGAGAAAAATGGATACACTGTTAAATTAAGTGCCATTGGTGGATATGGATTTAAAGCTGACGGAACAAAGACATATACAAATATGTTAAACACGTTAGCTGGCACAATGACAACAAATGAAAAGAAAAACGTTGTCAAAATAATTGTGGGTGGAAGTTACAACGACAGAAACTCTGCTGAAAATGATATCAGTCAAGGCATGATTGATTTCCAGAGTGCTATAGCAAGCAATTTTGAAAAATGCAAAAACGTGATTGTTTGTCCCATGGGATGGACATGGGAAGGACATCAGCAGGGGATTCATACATCAACAACGTATATCAGTGTAATTAAGGCAATTAAAATGTGGATGTATTCAGCTGCTCAATTAGGATTTAGTGTTATACCTGCATATCAAGGTATGCTGTATGAATCATCTTTTTCAAATGACGGTGTGCATCCATCTGAACAGGGTCATAAGAATATTCTCAATATGGTGATTGGAGCGTTTGACGGGCTTTACTTTAAACCAATTAACAGTGTTGAGTATGGTACGACATTTACTAAAACTTCAAGTATTCCCGGTAAAGGTGGTGCTAAAATCAGATATTCAATTTTTAACGGAACTGCAAAAGTGAGATGTCTAGAGTTTAAACTCAGTGAGATAAATATACCGGGCTTAAAACTGGACGGTACTCCATTGGAAGTGGGTGCTATTGACAGTCCGGCAATTCATTTCAATGCGACAGATTGCACGTTTCCGTGTAGCGTGATTCTGAGAGGCAAAGAAACTGATACATCAGGAGAAGCAAATCTGTTCACAATGGTGCAAGGGTCTATTAAGATTTCAGAGAAAAAAGTGTATTTAATTATGCATGCAATTAATACAGCGAAAAGGAATTATTTAAAATATGACATTAATCAGATAGAGTGTGTAGATTTTGGAGATTTTGTGTTTGACCCACTTTTCCAATAATCGAACAAATGTTT